GCACGTTTACTTGGGCCACTTCCCCAAAGCAAATGAGCTACAAGTCCAGCACCAGGATAACCAGCATCATCAGGATTGTTATTCTTCGGTGCATCTAAATCAACAAGATGACGTGCAATCCAAGGAGCAATCCTGCGCCACTTATCTTCAGACACACGACCCTCAGCCATATCTCTAGCCTCTTGTTTAGTTTTATCAGTTAAACCATCTCCACCAAAACCTTGACGATTCAGCTCTAAACCTCTACGAGCAGCAGCACGCATATAAGCAGGTGGTGTCAAATTAACTTGACGTTCCTCATCATCATCTTCATCTAAAGTATTTTCAGGTAAATCATCAATCTTAGTTAAAGTAGAAAACTTGTGACCAACAAGAGTATCGGTTTCATCCCAACCATTACCATCTGGTCTGTAAATTCTTATCAAAGCAGCAGGGTCATCAGGAGTGCCTGTAATAGAAAATGATGAACCTGGAACATTGATAGTTCCATCATTAACTATTCTTTCGATACGCCCACGCGCTCTACCACCAGATGAGTTCCAAGAAACAAAATCATTTACATTTAATGAATTAGGTTCTGCTCTATCTTCCAATGCTGGTTGCCAAGCGTTGCAATAATATGCACCATTGACATAATCATCCCACTTCTCACACCAAGCACGAAGTTCACCACCAGCAAATTCTTTAACATCTGATTCAATGTAGAAAACGCAATTACCACAAGCCCTGCCCTCTGGAACATCCTCTGATAAAGATGGTCTGTAATTATCAGGCAAAACACGATAATCAGTTTTTTTCATTTTGTTTTTCTTTTTCAATCTTTCTCCACCTGGTTCAATTTCTTCAGCAATAGACACAGCAACCATCTGGTCAATAGCATCTTGTTTAGTTGTATGGCAACCAATAACTTCGCCATCTTCTTTGACAGTTGCCCAACCTGAGCAGTCAGCAACGTTATCAGTTATGTAATAAGGCATTAGAGAACCTGCCAAGAAACGTGTAATGAATGGTTTGAATCAGAAATTGCCCATAAGGAATTACCTGGTTGTAAAACCATTTGGTAATCGTCAGCATTATCTAAATGTATTCCATTAGAAGTAGTGACTGCACTTGAACCACCAAACCAAATATAGTTATTTGCTTGCTTTTGTGCATTATGCAAAATTATTTGAGTTGGATTAGTTTGAGGAGCAATGATTTCAACGGCTGCTGTGCCAACTGTGAATTGCGCTGTTTGAAAAGTCATAACCTACCTTTATAGAAGCGACAAAATCTCGGCCTCATCAGCCAATATAGAAAAGTCTATACGATTTCCAGCCTGAGCAGAAAGACCAAACAAATCAGTTGAACCTGAAGCAAAATGAGATTTGATTAAAGGTGGAAGTTCAGGCACATCAGTTATTTCAACAACTATGACTGGTGTTGGTCGTTCTTTCTTTTGTTTCTTTTTAATTGGAACATAACCATTAGAACCATAATGTTGTGGCTCAGGTGGCGCTGGCTGAGAAGTCTGAGCAGTAGCAATTAAAGAACCAAGGTTGGCTGTTGCGGTGATTTCAACTTCAGGTATGGCTTCAACTAATCCTGTTAATTGACCTAGTGTTGCTGTCGCTGTTGCAAGTTTTGTAACAACTGCTGTAACAGTTGCATTAAGTAAACCAAGAGGTGCATCAAATAAAGGCAAGATAGTTGGTGTTGTATCAGCTTCAGCTGTAATGCCGCCAAGATTTGTAGCACCTTGAGGAAAATGTGTTACAACAGATTGGGCTATCGAAGTGATAGCACCAAAGTTTATTGAAGCAGTTGCTTCCACTTCTCTGATTGCTTGAGCATTTGCATTTAATATTCCTAAAGAACTATTTGCATAATTAAAACTTGATTGAGGGTTTAAGGCGGATTCATCTAATTTGCCTTGAATAGAATCATCAAGTATCAAACCATAAGTTGCGTAAACAAAATCAACATCTAGTTGTCCTGTATCAAGGACTAACTTTTCAGTCATTTTAACTTGCTATGGTCAAAGATGCTGTCAAAGAACCAGAAGCAATTGTGTAAGTATCTCCTGCTGTGTAAGGATTACCTGTGATTGCACCTGAGAACAAAAAATTACCAGCAGATAAGTTATCCCAAGCGGTAAAGAATGTTGCATCTTGTGAACCAGAAATGTTTACCCAAGAAATGTCTGCATCTGAAGTGATAGTTCCAGCACTTGAAGCACCAAAGGAAGCAAGTTTTCTTGTCAGCTCAGTTGCAGGATTACCTGTGCCATCTGCACCAGGGTCGCCAACGTGTAGCTTGATATAAACAGAAGTTGCTGAATAAGCAGTTGCGTTACCCACAGCGTTCAATAAAGAGTTAGCCAAAAATGAACTTAAACCAGTTGCCATAATTATTCTCCGTTAGTTTCTATGATACGAACAATGTGATTGTTTTCATCACGCTCAACAGTTCTAATTAAAGGCTTCTGTTCAGGTGCATTGATATTAACAATTGGTGGTTCAACATTTATTCTTGTTTGAGGAATATTAACCACAGTTTCAGGTATCTGAATATTGATTTCACTTGAACGTGAAACATCATAAACAGCGCTTGGGTCTTGTGGGTCAATTTGTGCAACCTGTTGCAATTGTGTAGATGGAACTCCTGTATGAATAATTGCTGGTAGTCCTAGAGCTGAAAGAACACTTGCTGGGTCGAAACCTGTTTGTACAAGTCTTGCAGCCATTGAAACACGTTTGTCTTGTTCAATAACATCAGCTTCAGCTAAGTTAATGTTTGCAAGAGGTACACGGAACTGGTCGCCTGCATCAACAGGTCTTAAATCCTCAAATCTGCGAACATCATTTACAGAATAGAAACCTGCTTGTAAACCAATTGAGTAACCTTGGATTCTTGTTGTGTAATCTCCACGAAGTAAACCATCAACGTTGAACTTTAGGAAAGCCTCAGTTGGTAGAAGTGTTGAGTAAGCGTATTCTATTTTTTCAATGTATGGTCTTAAAGTGTGAACAACGAATTGGATATTGTTTTGTTCCACACTTGCGTAAGATTGTGCACCTGGCGTTGTGACGCCTATCATATGAGGTGGGACACGAAACATTCTTGCAATTGATTCAACTTGGAACTTTTGTGAATCAAGCATTTGTGCTTCGTCAGGGTTTACACCAGTTTTAACATACTTAGCACCAGCTGAAAGAACACCAGTCTTGTGTGATTTCTTGTAACCTTTGTGTGCGTTATCAAATCCTGCTTGCAAATCTTTTGCTTGTTCTCTTGTCAGAGCACCAGGAAATTCAATGATGCCTTGTGTGGTTGCGCCTTGACCGAAGAAACGTGCAGCGAAAGATTGCAACGCTGAAGCAAGTCCAAGGTTTTCTTTTAATTCATTAACTCTTGAAGTACCACGCAATGCACCAGGTTTACGGATTTCTGTAATGTGCAACATATCTCTTGCAGGAACAACTCCTGATTCACCATTGTCAATTAAATATTCAATTTCACGATTTTTTGGGTTACGTTGAACTTGCACTCTTAAAGGGTCAAGGCAAACAAGGTTTGCAACATCTCCACGACCATCACGAAAAACTCTTGTGAAAGAGTTACCATCAAGTAAAAGTGAAATAAGAACTTGTTGATAATGTTCGCTTCTTAACAAAGTGACATCTGGTTTCAAAACCCATTCAGGTCTAGGTCTGTAAGGAACACGGCTACCATCTCTACGGATGAAAGCATCAACTGGAAGTGTTGAGATTGTGTCTGAGATTAAAAGAACACAAGCATAAAAAGCACCGATAGTCATTGACGTTGATTCGTCTATGTTTGCGCCTGAATCTGTTGTGAACGCAAATGTATCTCCAGCACCCCAAATTGATTGGAATGATATTGCGCGATTTTCGTTATTATTAAAAAGATTGCCTAACATTATTTACCTCTCTCAAGCGCAAGACCAATTAAAACTGCTGAAACACCTAATACTGTTATACCTGCTGGAACATAGATAAGTCCAATACCAAAAGAAATTACTAGAAGTCCTATTGCTTGGATAATTGATGAAATCAAAAAATCTCCTAAAAGAAAAACTCTGGAATTAGAGGTTCAGAATCATTGCGTGAAACTGTTGCCCTATCAAATGCAATGATACTAGCAACTGCGGCATCTATTTTTCGTGGACTTCCTCTGTGCTCCTTCACAATACGCGGACCTAAGCGGTCCACCTTTACAACAGCATTAGATATATGTCTTGTTAAAAGAGGTGAACCATCTTGTGTAAGTTTCTCACTAACAACCGCGTCATAAAACTTTGCACAAGCTGGAATCATACGAGCAGCAGAAGTTGATGGCCATTCAACAACAGGTAAACCAGCATCTTGTAAAACCTGCATACTTCGTTGCCAACGAAAAGGGTCACACGCAATCTCTTTAACGTTATATCTTTGACACGCTTGAATGATTGCGTTTTCAACTTCTAAAGAATCAACTCGCCATTCATCAGAATCGCTTGGTTGTTTTTCCCAAGCCTCTACAAGAAAAACGTGAGGTTCATCTTCAATCGTTACACCCATAATTACAGAAGCATCACCAGAAAACGAGCCGTCAAATCCTAAAATAACTGGGACATCTTTATCAACTTCACGTTTACTTTCACGCGCTTCCCAAGCACCATTAGGTAACCAAGCTGTTTGAGATGAAACCCACGCATTAGTTCTCTTAGTACGGAACTCAGCTTCAGGTGTTCTCTTAACAGCAGATTCAAAATCCTCAATAGAGTTCAAATCGCCATAGGCTGGATTAGCAAGTTTCCAAGTCTCAGGGTCTCGGTGGTCTGATTCAAGAGATGCTTCCCACCAAGCCATAAAAAAAGATGGGTCATCATATTCACCACGAATAACCTTTTGACCATACTGATACAACGAGTAAGCAATTGAATCTTGACCTGTTGAATCAGCTTTGACACCAGCAGTAGTAATTGCTAAAAGTAACGGCTCACGTCTAGCACCCATACCAAGTTGCATAACGTCAAACAATTCACGATTAGGTAAAGCGTGCAACTCATCCATAATGACAAGAGTTGGTGACAAACCCTCTTTAGTGTAAGCCTCAGATGAAAGCACACGATAAACAGAACCAGTAGACGGAATCTCAATCGCATCACGATACAACTTTGACTGCGACATTAGCTCAGGTTCAGCTTCAATCATTTTCTTAGCATCACCAAAAACAATTCTTGCTTGGTCTCTATCAGCAGCACAAGAATAAATCTCACCACCCTGCTCACCCATAAACAAACCCCAAAGAGCAATACCAGATGACAAAGCAGATTTACCATTCTTACGAGGCATACCAACAAGAGCAGTTCTATTCTTAAAACGACCATCATCACGAACAGCGAAAATGTTATCTAAAAGTTTTGTTTGCCAATCACGCAAAACAATCTGCTGACCAGAACGACCAGCAACAGTATCCTTAGTTTGAATACACATAGAATTAATAAAATCTGAAACTTCCCAACCACGCGAAGCAACCAACTCAGAATCATCAACAAAAGTCAGCCACCTAGGCGGCCAAGACTTAGTCTCTGTTATCACGTCTGGCACGCAACTCCTCAAGTTTAGATTTAGCTTTAACCTCAGCAACACCAAGACGACTTCTATCAGTCGGAGTAAAACCAAGCAAAGACAAACTATTCGTAATGTTCTTTTCCAATTCTCTCAAAGCTTTACGTTCACGCCAAGCATCAGGAGTATTCCAAACAAAAGTACGCAACCTCACACGCTCATCCAACATTTCACAAGTCATCAACAAAAGTTCAATATCAGTATTCGGTGAAATCCAAAGCTGACCCATTCGCCAAGTACGATTCCACAACTCACGACCAGCATCAAATAATTGACGAGATGGTTCAGGAATTTCAGAAATAGCAGGAATCAAAATCACTTCATTTTCTTTAGGCAAAGCCTGTTTACCAGGATTACCAAGTTTACGTTTTAACTCAATCGGTTTCGGTGGATTGCTCATTGTCTTTATTCAAAACCTTTCGCCCACAATCATCACAATCAACCCAATTGGATTTCTTGTCTTTCAATTCATCTGTCGGTGGTTCAAGTTTTTCAAACCCAATATCATCTAATTCCCAACCAACAGAATCTAATTCAATCAGTTGCATAGCAAGTTTGTCGTTATCCCACTCACCCAATTCAGAAGTTCTATTATCAGCTAAAGCATAAGCGCGTGCGTGTTCAAAAGTCCAATCGCTCGGAGTGTAAGCAACAACAATCTCAGACCAACCAAGTTTCTTTGCAGCTTCTAAAGTTCCGTTACCAGCAATCACAATATTTGCGCCAGTAACCACAATCGGTTTCCTTTGACCAAACCTTTTCAAAGAACCAACGATTGCATCAATGTTCTTATCGCTATGTTTGCGTGCATTGTCTGGGTCAGATTGCAACTGACTCACTTTGACTTTCACAATACGCAGGTCATTCATAAAACCATCCTACTTGATTCTTTTTTTTGTTTTACAAAAACATCCCAACTTCGGAGATGCACGGAAGCCTGGGCGCGGGGTGTCGCGTTCGTGAGGAGAATGAGATTTTTACCCACTCCCTAGTTATGCCATAGGGGGTTTGTTGCCTCTTGAGCTGTTACAGGATTTATGAGCTGGTAATAGTGGTGATTGTG